TAATCAAAGAAATAGCCCAGGATGGGTGTGCAAGCCTTTGCTTGCTGATTACATTGCCTATTATGTCAAAGGACTTGGCTTAATATATATGCTGCCAGTAGGGCCTCTTCAGATAGTTTGGGAAAAGCACAAAGACGTGTGGTTGCAGAGAGAAGATCAGCTTATATCGGCACAAAATAAAGGCTACAAAACGCTTAGTTTTGCAATTGAGCCAAGCGAACTTTTCGGAGCCATTTTTAACAACTTCACAATTCAAGTGAATGGAGTGAAACCTCTTGAAAATTAACAAGGAACCAATGACCGAAAAAAACCTAATCGCGCAAGTGGCACAACAGTGCCAGGTAAAACCGGAAGAGCTGCAAGAAGTCTTGTCCAAGACGGTTTTGCCAACAGGCACAAAGCCAGAGCATTTGATGGCTTTCCTTGCAGTTGCCAAACAGCACAACCTGAATCCATTGACGAGAGAAATCTACGCATTTCCAGCAAAATCCGGTGGCATCAGCGTTGTCATGAGTGTGGACGGCTGGAACAAAATCATGAATCAGCATCCGCAATTTGACGGCATTGAGTTCAATCATGCCACAGACGAAAAAGGCGAAGTGGTGAGCGTCACCGCAACGATTTACCGGAAAGACCGTCAGCGACCAACCGTGGTGACTGAGTTCTTGAGCGAGTGCAACACAGGAAGCCAACCTTGGAAACAATACCCCAGCCGAATGCTTCGCCATGCTGCGATGAAACAGGCCATTCGACTAGCCTTTGGCCTATCGGGAATCACGCCAGAACCGGACGCACAGGAAGAAGAACCACCAGCGCCAAAAGTTTTGAATCCTGAAGGCTCACAAACCTTCTTCTTGCTGAAAGAGCAATTTGAATCCTGCCAATCTCAAGAGGCACTCGAAGAGGCAAACAGTCTGGCGAATGCCTACGTGAAACGAGGTGACTTGAAAAAAGGCGAGGTAGACCGATTGAAGCTAATACAGAAACAGGTTGAGCAGGAAATTGCTCAGACGATGGCAACCGCAACTGAAGCCGCATAGGTTAAGATGGCAGGCAATCACTACGTTGTTCTAAATTACAAACTGCTCAAGGCTTGTCCAGACCCAGCAATTGCGGTTGTACTGGCAGAGCTTGCGAAGTGGGATGAGTTTTACCGCAAAGANCACNCGAACCGTTTGGAGTGGTTGCCTGTCGAATTTCACAANCAACCTGGCTGGTTTTACAAGACTGAAGACGAATGGGANGAAATCGGAATCACGGCAAGAGTGCTTCGCAGAGCAAAGGCTTTTNTGAAGGAAAAAGGAATTCTTTCAGAGCAAATGAAAGGNTCACCTCCAAAGCTATGGTTTCGGCTGAATTCAGAAGCCTTGGAAGCCTTTCTTGCCCAACCATTACAATCGGTAAGGGTTACGAATCGTAAGGGTTACGAATCGTCACCTCCAAGGGTTACGAATCGTAAGGGTTCTAATAATAAGGAATCATTAAAAACAATCACTATAGACAATCCCCCTATATCCCCCCCAAAAGAATCACCGTCTGATTTCAAGATTTGGTGGAAGAGTTGGCTGGCTGCAATCAAGACCTTGCCCACTGAGAAACCAGCCGCTTCTGGCACACCGGACAAAGCCGAGCGCAACTTCAATGCGGTTCGCAAAAAGTTCAACTTGGAGGAAATTCAGAAATCGACAGAGAACTATCTCGAAGAATGCAGATTGGACAGGTTCGGAACAAACCATTGCAGACCCAACCAGCATGCCGCAACTTTTCTGAAAATTTCAAACATTGAGCATTATCTGGCTTGGGAAGCACCAAGCCGAGCCTCACCAAACAACCAGCCTGACGAATGGGACTTGATCGAACAACAACTTCAAGGAGAAAGCCAATGCAGTCCGTCGAGCTACTACGCAAATTAAGCGCAATCTACAAAACCAAGCCAAGCCCAGAACTCGCACAAGCTTGGCAGATTGGACTTGATGACCTGAGTGAAGAGCAAATCGAAGAAGGCTTCAACCGGATGGTCAAAGAGTTCAAGAGTGATTTCTTGCCCACGGTTGCCGTTTTTCGCAGTTACGCACAACGCAACACCAGCAACCGAACCCAAGCTTGTAAGACACCTGACGAGTGGCTTATCAAGGAAGCAGAACTCAAAGCGACAGGCAAACGCTTGGACCCATGCGGAGGCCAGAAGTTCTTTCAGGCGATTGGTCGCGCACCTTTTGGTTTCTGGCTGGATTCAGGCTCAATCGTACGTTGGACAAAGACAGACGAGACACCTGTGAAAGTGGACAAACCGAGCAAAACCGATTCACCAAGCCAATATTTTGCGAAGCTAGTGCGGACGGTTGCTGCTTGATCACGTTTCACGTTTCACCTGTTCCGAAACCACGTCAAAGTCGCTCTGATAAGTGGCGAGTCAGGCCGGAGGTTTTGCGCTATCGGGTTTTCTGCGACACCTTACGGCTTCAGGCTCACACGCAAAAGTTTCACCTTCCAGACAGTTTTGCCGTTGAATTTATTCTGCCTATGCCGAAAAGCTGGAGCCTCAAGAAAAAGAAAGCAATGAACGGCAAACCTCATAGACAAACCGCTGACATTGACAATCTCTTGAAGGCACTGATTGACGCCTTACTCAGTGAAGACAAGCAAGTCTGGGACGTTCACGCCAGCAAACGCTGGGGCGAAACCGGACTGATTCGGATTTATTCACCAACCGAATTTGATTGGGCTGACTGATGATCCTCTCTCACCAAACTTTGAATGGACTCAAAGAACTTGGACACCTGCCACGATTTGCCCAGGTTGGACCTTGCTCTGTTGATTTGCACTTGGGCAACAGCTTCTCTCAGCTAGGCGTAAAACAAAAATTTTTGTTCTTAGACTCAGAATCCGTTTACCAACACGTTCAGACTGAAGATTTTTTGCTGGAGCCTTCTAAATTTGTTCTGGCTTCAACTCAGGAAAAGATCAGCGTGCCGAATCACTTAGCGGCTTTTGTGGCTGGTCGCTCTTCAGTCGGAAGGTTGGGTTTGCAGATTCAAAATGCCGGATTCGTAGACTCTGGATTTCAAGGCCAGATTACGCTCGAACTGTTCAACCAATCAGAAAAGCCGATTTTGTTGAAAGCAGGCGTTCGCATTTGCCAATTGGTTTTTTTTCAACTCGACGAAACCACAGAGCAACCGTATTCCGGCAAGTACCAGAACCAGGAAGGCGCAACAGGAAGCCGATTGTACAAGGATTTTGAGGCGTGACGATTAGCAATCTTTGGCGAACCAAACTGAGGAGTCGCCACAGCGAGTGCTGCCAAACCACGCGAAGGAGGTTTGCTCAATCAAAAGCAATGAAGGCGATTTACGGACGCTCGCCTGACGCTGCGCCTCAATGAATGAAAAGATTTTCGACGAAGTGGAACGGTTACGTTTTTACGATCCAGATCTTTACGTCTGGTTTGAAGAACGAGCCGCAATCATGCAATTCGATGGTGGACTAACCAGAGAGGAAGCCGAACGTGAAGCTTTACACCTTGCTCGACAGAAGAAAGCCTCTAAGCGAACGCTTAGAAGAGAGGCTTGAAAAGCTAAAACAAAAACCGTCCATGCGTTTTTGCGAATCCTGCCAAACGCATAAACCAAACACCAAAGTTTTCTTCAATGATTTCAAAGCATGTAAACTTTGCCAAAGGATAAGCCATGCCGCTAAAAGGAGACACGGGCTTAAAGATTCCGCGCCAGTATCTGCGCTCAGTCGCTAAGAAGTTTCCTGACGCAGTAGGCAAGGCAGTCAGAGATACGCTCTTTGATGTTCGCTTTGCACTCTACGAAGAAATGGAAGATGTCTTCGACAGACCAACACCTTTCATTGTGCCACCAAACAAAAAGAAGCCTGGCAGACGAGGAAGCTTGTTTGTCGAGTATTCCATCAAAGACCAGAACGGCAGAGTCTACGCGAAGGATCTGAAAGGCGTTGTGGGTAGTTCGCTGACGGCAGAAGAAATCCTGTTACC